CGTTTATGAGCTTATGTAGAATGCATCATAATGAATTTCACGAAAAAGGGCAAAAGGAGTTTGAAGAGAAATATCACATTGAAGGTGTGTGGTTGAATCCACAATTGGTTTATGAACTACTAGAAGTTTATCCTAATCACTTTAAGTTATTTAGAAAAAGATTGAAAGAGGGGCATTATAGAGGGATTATTAAGGAGGAGAAATAAAGTGGTAGAATTGAAAAGAGGTATTTTGAAACTTTTTAAAGAACACTATGAAATGAATGACAGTGAGGCAGAAGAATGCTACAAAAAGCAGTTTAATGAAATAAATAAAGTGGTTGTAAAGGAACATGTGGAACAGTTAAAGCAGGAGTGTTTAGATGTGCTGGACGAAATAAATAGGACCGGGAAAATTCCTGAACTTGTATTTTAAAGTTCAGTCGTAGAAAGTCGTTTTATTAGAGAAAGGTTAGGAGAAGAAATGAAAATAGCAATATTGTTAATATTATTAGTACCAATTTTATTTTGGATCACATTTATTTGGTCAATATTTGAAAACGCAGTAGAAAGAATGAAGAATTATAATCTGCTTGGAACATTAATGAGCTTAGGTTTTGGAATACTTATGGCTTGCGGATTGTATGAGTTTTTATTGAAAATAATAGATCCAGGATAAAATCATTTTGTTGAAGTCAATAAAAAGCATATTGCTGATGTCAGCAAAATGGTATTAAGAACGTTTGGATGATGTCGGGAAAACGATAGAAATTAGGAGGAAATATGAAAAACAAGGATAGAATGCAATTCAATTTAAAAAACTGGAGAAAATCAAATTGGAGTTTATGGAGCAAGGAACATGAAAATAAAGCGAGTTTTGAAAAAATATTGAATAAAGACAAGTATAAAAAGAAATAGGAGAAATCAAAATGGGAAAAATATTATTAGGAATTGCAATATTAGGATTGTTAGGAAGTTGTGCAAGATGGGAAGATACTCAAAAAGATTGGGAGAGTGATACGAAAGGGCTAAAAAGGACAGTACAAATTTATACTCTTGACGGAAAATTGTTAAAGGAATACAAAGGGCTGATAAGGGTAAGAGATTCGGATGAGAGCGGAAGAATATCATTAAACTTAATAAGCGAAAACAATCGCAGAGTTACAATTGATAATGCGATTGTAATAACAGAGGAGGCGAAATAAGAAATGAACAAAAAAGTGGAATCAATGGCTGAAAAAGTTATAATTGCAAAAAAAGCGATAAGCAGAGCCGTCGGTAAGACGACTATATTTTTGGTTGCTGTCAAACTTTTTGGATTGATTCAAGTTGGCTGGGTAATGATTTTTTTGCCTTTGATAATAGCGTTTCCAATATTTTTTACAGTAAGAATTTTGGAATATGCTTTTGTTGGATATGCTTGTTTGAATATAAAAGAAAAAGATAACAAAAAGATGTTTCTTTTTTTTAGAAAAGTTATAAAAGGGTAAGATGTAAAAAAACAGAGGAGGATTGAAATGCTGGAAATAATAATGAGAATTTTAAGTGCGGCAGTTACAATATTTTTAGTTTTCTTTTTAGTTAGCTATTTATATGCTTTAGTCGAAAAAGTGAAAAAGAATCTTAAAAATATAGTCAGAATTAATTATACACTTCACAATGTGATATATTTTTTAGTATTTTGTTTTTTTATTTTTCTGGTGTTTTATGCAATAATAAATTTGATTGTATTTTTTGCAATTAGAGTGTAAAATGGTATAATTAATCATATTTAAAAAAGGAGACAAAAATGGAAAAGAAATTTAAAGTTGTTGAAACACTTTTTCGATGTGGCAAGTGCGGGAACTATATTAAAGCAATAAGACAATACAATGGCATGAAAATTGTTGATGACGGATGTTTAGAATTTAGAATTTTTAAAAAGAAAATGCCTGACTATGAGTACTTTTTTTGTTGTGAAGAGTGCAAAATAGAAAGCGATTCTTTGGGAGCTTTTAGAAAAAATATTCCATCTAAAGAACGGGCAGACTTCTGGTTTGTTAAAGGATACAAAGAACAAAAGACTAAACAAATGATAGAAGACACTCTAGACAATACGAGATCATATATAGAAAAAGCGAAAAAGGAACATAAAACCTATGGTGGAGTTCTTAATTATGGTCGATTAGGAAATTATTATTCAAAACATAAAAGCGTTGAAAAAGGTTTGGATGAATTACAAAACGAAATAACTAAAGCAATTAAATTATTTAAAAAGGGTGAAAATATAGAAGAGTTATTAGATTTTATTGGATTTTTATCAAATGATACTTTAAATAATCATAAAGTTTATATGTCGTATTTTATGCAAGCACGATTTCAATTTGAACGAGGAGCAAGTAATATAGTCTATCATAATTTGAAACATGTGAAAAGTTGTTTGAAAGGCATAAAGGAAGTAATGGAAAAATCAAAAAAAATTATTGTTTAAAATTTTAAATTTTTTCAAGAAAAAACAGAGCTCGAACACTTGAAAAAACTGATAAAATAAGGTATAATAAAGGAGTAATAAAATGCTTAGTAAAGAGCAGATAAGTCAAATTGAAAATGATAAAAATATTTTTTTTTGCGTTGTAGAACTACTCAAAGTGATTTCGATGAAAGGAGAAGTCAAAGTGACTTTTAAATTCAAAGATAAGAAATTGAAAGGGAGAGAATTATGGCGTGATACAATAGAATAAAGACAAGAGCAAAAAGTTTGTGAGTCGATTTATATATAGATTGAAACAGTCTATTTATAAGTCGGCTCTTTTTTTGTCTAAAAATCAAAGAAAGGGATAACAAATGTTGATTATATTATCGATCGCAAGTTTTATTATTAATATAGCAGTAATATTAATACTATTTCAAATTATTTGTTATGGGACAAAAAAATACATAAAAGAAAGAATCAAAAGAAATTTGGGACTCTTAGACAAATTAGAAGAGATTGAAAAAGATATAGACAACAAGATAGATGGATTAAAGATAATGATATATGATAGATATCTTGACAGGTGTAGAGAAGGAATGAAGAAACAGAGAGAAGAAGACAAAGGATTAAGAGACAAATTAGTAGAAGTGGAGAGCAAATACTCGAAATAGTGAGTATATAAAGTAAATATTAAAACGGAAACAAAGAAAAAATAAAATTTTAATTAAAAAGGTACTTCTGAGAGTTCAAAAAAGAGTGAACGGGTTCGAAGCCCCGAAAAAAATATGTATGATGGCTTTTTTAAGTTTTGTTTCCGTTCCGAAATGGAGGTGTTATGTTAGTAAAAGAGAATCAGATAATAAAGGCAAACGAGTTAGCAAAATTGCTAGGTATAACAGATAGACACCTCCGCAATTTAGCTAGTGAGGGAATAATAAAAAAAACGGAAAAAGGCAAGTATTTATTTTGGGAAAATGTACTTGGATATATTGAGTATATTGAATCTAAAAATGATGTGGATTTGAATTTGAAAGATGAAAAGATTAAGGAAGAGATAAAACGAATAAAAAAAGATGTTGAACTAAAAGACTTAAAAATCAAAGAAACTAAAAATCAATTACATTTAGCATCTATTGTTGAAAAAGTGATGACTGATATGCTCATGAACATAAAAGGGAAACTGCTTTCTATATCTAGTAAAGTAGCACCAGCAGTAATTGCGGCAGATAATCTTGGCGAAATTCAAGATGTCATTCAGGATGAAATATTCGAGGTTTTAGAAGAACTTAGTGAATATGATCCCGATATGTTTAAAAATAATAAAATTTTTATAGAAAACGAGGAAGAAATGGAAGTGAAAGTTGAAAGTGAAAAGAGAACTAGAGGAAGACCTAAAAAGAACAGTTAAATTATTCAAAAAAATTGCTTTAGCTTTAAAACCACCTCCAAAATTAACCATTGATACTTGGGCGGATATGTATAGAGTTTTATCAACTAAAAGTTCAGCAATTCCAGGAAAATGGAAAACTGATAGAGTGCCATTTCAAAGAGAAGTAATGAGAGCAATCTCTGACAAGAATACAGAAAAAGTTGTGATGAAGTACGGTGCTCAGTTGTCGAAAACAGAAATTCTAATGAATACTGTCGGATATTTCGTTGATTACGAGCCATCTCCTATTATGTTCTTAATGCCTACCAAAGACATGGCGGCTGATTTTTCAACGACAAGACTTAATGACATGATTCAATCGACCCCACAACTTAGGAGTAAAGTTATTGAAAGTTCCGATGCTAGAGATACAAAAAGGCAAAAAGAATTTTCAGGAGGGTACATCGTTTTAACCGGGAGTAATTCAGCTTCAGAATTAGCAAGTAGACCAATCAGAGTTTTATTAGCAGATGAAATCGACCGTTTCCCTCGAAGTGCTAAAAAAGATGGAGACCCATTGAATTTGGCGATTGAAAGGGTAAAAAATTGGGCGAACAGCAAAATAGTTTTAACAAGTACACCAACGATTAAAGGTGGAAGTAGAATAGAACTCGAGTATGAAAACAGTTCTAAAGATGAATACTATATTCCTTGCCCAAAATGTGGAGAAATGCAAACTTTAAAATGGGGAAATATTATTTTTGAAGATGTGTCACATAAATGTGAGAAATGTATGGAAACTTCAACAGAGTACGAGTGGAAACGAAACCTTATTAAAGGTGAATGGAGAAGTACTAATCCTGAAGTAGACCCACATATTTCAAGAGGATTTCATGTATCAGAGTTATATAGTCCGTTTACCAAATGGGCTAGCATGATTCGTAAATTTAGAGCAGCAAAAGGCGATGAACAGCTTATGAAAGTATTCGTAAATACAGCTCTTGGGGAATGTTGGGAAGAAAAAGTTGAGAGATTTGATTTTGAAAAAATACAAGCGAGAGCTGAGGATTATGGAGAATATATAAACGAAGAAGATGGTACGATAAATGATATTGAAATACCTGATAAAGTTACTGTATTAACTGCTGGAGTGGATGTTCAAGACAATAGGCTTGAAGTTGAAATTGTTGGATGGGGACCAGGAGAAGAAAGCTGGGGGATTTATTATAAAGTGATTATGGGAAACCCTGCATTGCCGTATGTGTGGAATACGTTGGATGAATTTCTTATGAGAGATTTTGAATATCAGAATGGAGAGAAAATAAGAGTTGCTTGTACTTGTATTGATACAGGTGGACATCATACTGATGATGTTTACAGGTATGTAAAAGCAAGAGAACAGTTGAATATTTTTGGAATAAAAGGAAGTGGAGAAGCTGGAAGACCTCTTATTTCACGACCTAGCAAAAATAATAAAGGTGGAATTTCCTTGTTTGTCTTGGGAGTTAATACTGGAAAGGATACTATAATGAGTAATCTTAAAGTAACAGAACCAGGAGCTAAGTATATGCACTATCCAAACGACCCTAAACGTGGATATGATGAAGTTTATTTCAAGGGACTTACTTCTGAAATAAAAGTTGTTACATTTAGCAAAGGGCAAGCTAAAATCGAGTGGAAAACAATTGGAGATAAAAGAAATGAACCTTTGGACATTCGGAATTATGCACAAGCAGCACTAAGAATAGCGAATCCTAACTTAAATATACGGTATTCAACGGATGTACTTAATAATTTTAGGACACAACAAAGAAATAGCGGTAGACGAATAATTCGTAGCGGAATATAGGGAGGTAAAAATGTATAGTGTAGAGACTTGCAAAGAAATGATAAATTCATATATTGAGGCTGAAAAGTCTGTGTTGTTGGGACAGAGCTATAAAATTGGAAGCAGAGAATTGACTAGGGCAGACTTAACCGAAATTATAAAAGCTAGACAATTATGGGAGCATAATTTAACACTTGCACAAAACAGTAGACGGTGTACACAGTCTGTACAGGTTATAATAAGAGATTTGTAATAGTTAGGAGGTGAAAATGATTGAATTTATTTGATAAGGCAGTAGGAGTATTTAATCCAGAAAAAGCATTAAAGATGGCTGGAGCAAGAGAAAGGCTAAAGCTGTTTAACCAAAATCAAAAAATAATGAATAAAGGTTATGGAGAACATGGGGCGAGTACCCGTAAAAAATCTTTGAGAGGATGGTTTGCTTCTCTCGGTGGAGTAAAGAACGACATTTATAACTACCGTGAAAAACTCGTGGCACGTTCCAGAGATTTGTATATGGGAGCACCTCTAGCTAATGGAGCTTTGAATACAATGAAAATGAATGCTGTTGGTTCAGGATTAAAATTAAAATCAAGTATAGATTCAGATATTGTAAACTTATCCGAAGATGAGATAGAAACGTTAGAAACTAAAATTGAAAAAGAATTTAATTTGTGGAGTAATTCTAAAATAGATCAAACAGGTTTACTTAACTTTTATGAAATTCAAGATTTAGTTTTCTTAACAACATTGTTAAATGGAGAATGTTTTGTTCATTTGAATTATTTTGAAACCCAAGAAAATCCATATAGCTTGAAATTATCTATAATTGAACCTGACAGGGTGAATACTCCGAGCAACAAAACGAGCGATACTTCTATTGTCCAGGGAGTACAATTAGACAAAAATGGACGTATTAATGGTTATTATATTCAAGAGCATAATCCGAATGATGAAATCAGAGGCATGAATCAGTATAAATATGTAAAAATGTATGGAAGTGAAAATCAGTTAAATATAATCCATTTAACAACTGCGGAGCGTCCAGGACAGGTAAGGGGTGTACCGATATTAGCTCCTGTAATGGAAAGCTTGAAACAGCTCGATAGATACACAAATGCAGAATTAACAAGCGCAATCATCAGCAGTATGTTTACAATTTTTATTGAATCGGCTGATATACCTCAAACAAATCCAGGGGATTTATCGAACGTCGAACAAAAAGATGCCATAGCAAACGAAGAATCTGGAACGCTGGAGCTTTCAAGCGGGGCAATAGTATCTCTTAACAAAGGCGAAAAAGCGACATCAGTAAATCCGGCAAGACCTAATGCACAATTTGACCCATTTATGACAGCTATAATACGGCAAATTGGAAGCAGCTTGGGCATTCCTTATGAACTTATGATAATGCACTTTACAAGCAGTTATTCGGCGAGTAGAGCAGCTTTATTAGAAGCGTGGAAGACTTTTAGAAAAAAGCGTGAATGGTTTGCAAAAAATTTTTGTCAACTTATTTATGAAGAGTGGCTAAGAGAGGCTGTTTTGCTTGGAAGAATAGAAATAAAAGATTTTGAAAATGACATTTTGATTAGAAAAGCATACAGTAATGCAATTTGGAGTGGAACTTCACAAGGACAGTTAGATCCTATAAAAGAGGTTAATGCGGCAATTTTGAGAATAAATGCTGGATTATCCACAAGAAGCCGTGAAACTATCGAATTAAATGGAGGAGATTTTGAGCAAAATATAAAAATACTGGCAAAAGAACAAAAAATAGCAAATGAGAAAGGAGTGATTTTGGATGGGACAATCTATAGCGAACCACCAAACGATGAACCAGGGGAATAAAACTATATGGAATTTAGTCAAAAACGATGATAAAAGTGCTGAATTAATGCTTTATGGAGATATAGCCGAGAGTTTTTGGGGCGATACGATAAGCGCTAAAGAAGTAACGGAATATTTGGCTGACTTAGATGTAGAAAATATTGATGTTTATATTAATTCAAACGGCGGAGTAGTCGATACTGCTATTGCAATTAATAACGCTTTGAGAAGACACAAAGCTAAAGTAACTGTAAATATTGACGGTATTGCAGCAAGTGCAGCCACTTTAATCACATGTGCTGGAGATATAGTTAGAATGCCTAAAAATGCTTTGTTTATGATACACAATCCCTCAAAAATTGCAATGGGGGATTCAGAAGAGATGAGGAAACAGGCAGATGTGCTTGAGAAATACAAAAATTCAATAATGGAAACCTATTTGCAAAAGGTTAATATTGATAAAGAGAAATTATCAGAATTAATGGACAACGAAACTTGGTTAAACGCCGAAGAAGCATTGGAATATGGATTTATTGACGAAATAACTGAAAATACAGATATTCAAGTAGTTGAAAATAAGGTAATTTCTAATAACATGGTATTTAATATGACGGAGTTTAAAAACTTTAATGTTGATAAAAATAAAAAAAATAATGGAAAAGGAAGTGGAAAAATGACAAAAGATGAAATAAAAGCACAATTTCCTGACATTTATGCCGAAATTGTAAATGAAGGAAAAGAAATCGGAGTAAAGGAAGAAAGAACAAGGATACAGGAAATTGAGAATTTAGGATATAACCACGAAGTAGTTGATAAAGCTAAATTTGAAGAGCCTAAAAATGCTAGAGATTTAGCATTGGAAATTGTAAGTTTAATGAAACAGGAAAATCAAAATAAACTTAACAGAATACAAGATGAAGGGAAACCACTTAACAATACGCCGAAAGGTAATGATGATGGGGTTAATGATGAGCAAAAAGCAGCAAATAAAATTTTAGCATTTTTTAAGAAAGGTGGTAAATAAATATGAAATATGATTATACAAATGAGTCAGATCATTTAATTGTTGGCAAAAAAGAGCTAGTTGTAGCAGAGCTTATTTTACAGGTTGGAAAAACTGTAAAAAGAGGGGATATTGTGGATAAAGACGGTGCAATAATAACTGATACTGGAAAAGTATTCGGAATTGTTACAAGAGCTGCCGATGCAACTGGAGCTCCAACAAAAATAACTGTTTATACTGAAGGGGAATTTAATATTGAAAAAGTAAATTTCGGTACAGCGACAAAAGAAAAAGTAATTGAGTTATGTAGCGACAGAAATATTTATTTAAGAACATTAGGAGGTAAGGAATAACAATGAGCATGAATTTAGATTTGAGTTTAAGAACATTATTTTTAGTAACAGAGGCAATGCCGAGACCAAGAACATTTTTATTTGACACGTTTTTTGGAAACAGAGAAAATTTGGATACTGAAACAGTAACTATTGAATTTAAAAATGGTAGAAGATTGATGGCTCCATTTGTCGATAGATATGTTGACGGAGAGGAAATGCCAAAAGATACATTTTCAGGAAGAACATTCAAACCTTATGCAGTGGCTCCTAAAAAGACGTTTCATGCAGATGAACTGACCTTTGAAAGATTGCCAGGAGAAAATCCGTTTTCACAAAGTGATCCTGATACAAAAAGACAGAAAAAAATTGCCGAAACTTTGCAGGAACAAAGCGAACAGATTGCAAGACGTTGGGAAGCGATGGCGGCTGAAACATTATATAAATTACAAACTACAATCGATGGAGAAGGAATATCAGACACAATCAAATATTATGATAACTCTTCTACGGAACATCATACAACCGTTGCTTCAACTTGGGACAATGCTAATTCTGACCCAATAAAAGATATAAAGGCTGTATTAAGTGAAATTAATAAAGCTGGAGGAACTAGACCAGACGCGATAATTCTTGATCCGTTGGCAGCGGAATTATTTATTAATAATAAAGCTGTACAAAATATGATGAATCTTAGAAATGCTTATTTTGGGGACATAAGACCTGAAGTTGAGGGTGTAAATGGTGCGAGTTATATTGGTACATTGACTGGATTAGGAATTGATGTTTTTGAATATCAGGAATATTACGATTATGTGGATAAAACTACAAAACAAACTAAAACAAAAGCAATTATTCCAGACTATACAGCTTTATTTGCACCGAAAGGCAACTTAGTAAAATTTGGAGCTGTAAGTACAATTAATGATGGACTTTTGGAAGGGGATTTGATTCCTAGAACTCACACAAAGGAAGAAAACGATACTATCACAATCCGTACAATGTCAAAACCAGTAACAATTCCTTTGAACACAAAATCATTGAAAGTTCTAAAAGTTAAGTAGGTGATGATTGATGGCAGCATATATAGTTAAAGAATCGTTTATTTATGGTGGGAAAATACAAAATATCGGTGAAGAAGTTCAAATACTGGAAAAAGATGTGATTGAAAATTGTATCGATAGAGGACTGATAGAGAAAAAAGACAATAAAAAAGCAGACACAAATGACATTCCTGGAGAAACGGGAGTGTCAGATTCTGAATCTAAATCAGATAAAAATAAGAAAAAGTAGGCAAAAAGAATGAATTTTAAAGATATTTTAGAAAATGATATACAAAATACATTTTTAAATTCAGAAGAGTTTGGGGAAACACATAATTTAAATGGTATTGATGTTATTTGTGTGACAGATGAGGACAGTTTTCAGGAAAAGGAAATTAGTGGAAAATTAACAATAGAAAGTGGATTTTACAAGGAAGGGATTACAGTGTTTATTGACAAAAAATATTTGAAGTATAAGCCTGAAGGCAATATGAGGATAGATTTTGACAATAAAGAATGGGTAG